CCCGGTGGGCCGGATGAGGGCATGGGGCAGGTCCACGGTCTCCAGGTTCCCCAGGCGCAGGAGGTCCACCGTGAGGCCAGCAGGTTTCCCTGCGGCCTCCAGCAGGCCCTTCAGGTGGTCGAGGATCTGGGAACGGAGGGAGGCCATCGTCACACCCTACACAGGACCTTGGAGACCAGGCCGTCATCCAGCCGGAGCCGGTCCGCCACCTTGAAGGCAGCGCCGTCCACCGTCCAGGTGTCCCCGATCTTGAGGGTCGAAAAGTCGGATGTCCGACAAAGCACGGAGACCATCTTGCCGACGACACCAGGGCCGCCGGCCTGAAGGATGGCTTCGTCGGTGGTGTCCACGATCACCTTGCCGGTCTCGGCACCGTGAACCGCGGGCACCCCGAAGTCGGCCAGCAACGTCTCCAGGTCGGCGTCCCAGCTCATCGTCTACTCCTCCACCTTCAGCTCGCCCGACTCCACCATCTCGTCCTCACGAGCCCGGATGAGCTCGATCAGCTTGGGCTTGCCGGTGGCGTGGTGCGGAGCAAGTCCAAGCTCGCGCGCGAACGCGAGGAGCTGCTTCTGGTCCATGTCCTCGAGCTCGAAGTCCATCACGGCCTGCTCCTCGATCTCGGACATGGAGACGGCCAGCACGCGCGGCATCTCGCCGTCGTAGCCGAACACCTCGCCTCGCTTGAAGCCGACGCTGCTCGAGACCGTCGCCTCCACGGTTCCGTCCTCCGCCTCGCCCACGAGTGCCAGCGCATGACGCCGGGCCCGGAACTGGTCGGGCGTGACGCGCACGGTGCCGGTGAAGACGTTCACCACGGGCGCGGTCACTTCGTAGAGCTTCATGGTCATGGTTCCCTCCAGAGGGAGGGGCGGGGCAGCGAACCACCCCGCCCGCTCGGTTCTAGATCAGGGTCATCAGGACGGCCCCGCTCCACAGGCCGTAGCCCACGTTGCCGATCTTCTTCAGGCCGTAGAGGTGCCGGTTGTTTCGGAACTCCTCCTCGGACCCCTCCGCGATGGCGGAGATGGTGAGGCCCTCCTCGACCTGGCGGATGAACGGCTTGGTGGCCGCGTCCGTGCGGAAGAGGTAGAAGCGGTCGTTGTTCGTCAGCCGCGGGTTGATCGCCATGCGGTAGACGAACCCGCCCAGGCTTCCGACAGCCTGAATCAGGTTGTTCCGCGCCTGGCCACCCTCGAGCACGACGGACGTGCCCAGGGCGCCGGCCACGGCCCGCAGGTGGTTCACGGGCGCCATGACCAGGAACTCCCGGGCGCTTCCGTTGATGGGCTCGCCCTGGTCGTCCTTGAAGCCGAACATGGCCTCGGTCGCCTTGAGGATGGCGGTCTCCATCTCGGCGGGGGTGGGCGCGCTGGGCGTGACGATGTCCAGCGTCAGGTCATTGCTCTGGGTGCCGCTGTCGCCCTCGCTGTGGTCCGTGTCGAAGAAGTACTGGCCGTCGTAGCACAGGCTGGATTCGCCCGCGACGATCAGGGCGGAAAGCAGCTTGGCGTCGTGGTCGTTCGCGCGGGCGGCGAGGTCCTGGATGCGGGCCATGACCTGCCCGGTCTTGTCGCGGCGGATCTCGTCCACCATGACCTCGAGGGTGGCCTCGAAGGTCTTGTTGCGGATCGTGAAGCCGTTCTCGCGGAAGCCCTTGGCGTTTCGCCCGCCGATCCACTCACGCATCAGCGGAGCGGTGCCGAGCCACTTGTAGGTCTCGCTCTCCTGGTCGGAGTTGAACTGGTTGGAAATGGGATCGACCCAGGTGTTCTGGGGCTGATCCATCGCGTCGATGATGTAGCCGATGATCGCGCGGCTGCCGAGTCCCTTGGCGCTCATGTTGGTCTCCCTTTCTACTTGGTCATGGCGGCGAGGGCGTTCACCTTGGCCGCGAGGTCCGCGAAGTTGTTCCGGATCTTGGCAAGGACAGCGTTCACCGCGGCGTCGGTGTAGGTGTTGCCACCAGCCGTCTCGAGGTCGGCCATCGCTTCGAGGGTGTCGTCGGCGGTCCCGGCGGTGTTGTCGGTGAGGGCAGTCAGGGCCCCGCCCGTGCGAACATCGAAGGCCACCACGGCCACGCCGGTCGAAACGAACCGCTTCACCTTGCCGATGTAGCTGTTGCCGGTGGCGGTGAGGACGAAGGTGTCGTCATCGCTGGCATAGACGGGCTTGCCGATGTCGGTCGCCGCCACGTTGGCCACGGGAAGCTGGACCTCGCCGTGGGTCTTCACCTGAACCCGCACACCACCAGCGGAGCCGGTGGCGTTGTCGGCGTTCTGAATGCAGAAGCCGACGAACTGGTCACCGGCGTTCAGGGGGCGGGCGTTGCCGGAAGCGGCTTCGATGCCCACCGCGGCGCCCTCGTAGATGATGTCGGTCGCCACCATCGGAAGGCTGTTGAGGTCGCCGAGCTCATAGGTCCGGGACTTGTCGGTTGCGAGAGTCGCCATGGTCTCCTCCTACTTGGTCATGATCCGAATGGTGCCCTTGGCCTCGGCCTTCTTGAAGGCGAGGAAGGCGTTGAGGTTCCCGCCGAACTCGGCGCGCAGTGCTTCGTTCTTCTCGAACTCGGCCTTCCAGGCGTCCTCGCCCGTGGCCTCCTGCTGATACTCCTTCTCGGCCTGAGGCTTGACGGGGGCGGGCGCGTCCTCGCGCTGCGCGTCCAGGGAAGCCTGGCGGCTCTTGCGCTCCGCGGCCACGATGGCGGCGGCGGCCTCGGGGCCGGTGGTCTTGCCGTCGAAGGCGAGGGTCTGGATCAGCGCCTCGTGCCCGGGGAGGGTCTGGGCGTAGACGCCCTTGATCCGCTCAAGCTGGGCAGCGCTGCCGGCCTCGAAGCCCGCGTCATGCACGGCCTTGAACACGTCGGGGTGCTCGGCCTTCAGGGTCTCGATGTCCATGCTGTTCTCCTTGTGAGAGGTTGCGGTTGTCGAGGCTGCACCGGCCTCGCTGGTCTGGTTCTGGGCAGCCGACACCGCGGCCTGTCCCGTTTCACTGCCGAAGGTCTCGCCCTCGGCCAGGGCGTTGATGATGGCGTCGAGCGTGGAAACACCGTCCACGAGCCCCGCCTCCATCGCGGCCCGGCCAATGAAGAGCCGGCCCTCGGCCATCTTGTCGAGCACGGTCTCCACGTCCACGCCCAGGTTGCGCGCCACGTCGCCCACGAAGGCGCTGTAGACGGCGTCCACCTGCTCCTGCATATAGGCTCGGCCCTCCTGGGTCAGCGGGCCATACTGCGAGGCAATCCGCTTGAACTTGCCTGCCGTGATTTCGGTCGTCTTCACGCCTCGCGCGGTTTCGGCACCGGAGACATCCGTGTGGGTGGCCACGACGCCGATGGACCCCACCTGGGTCGTGTCGCCGCTGATGTAGCGCGCGTCCGCCGCGGAGCCGATCCAGTAGGCGGCGCTGGCCATCATGCCGTCGGTGAAGGCCACGATGGGCTTGGTGCCGCGGTAGCTTGCGACGGTATTGGCGAACTCCTGCGTTCCGTCCACGGCCCCGCCAGGGCTGTCGATGGCTAGCACGACGGCCTTCACCTGCGGGTCTTCCATGGCCCTGGCGAACTCCGCCGCGGCATAGCTGGTGGAGGTCCCGCCGCTGATGGAGGACAGGAGGTTCATGCGCTTGGACAGCACGCCCTCGATGGGCAGCACGGCCACTCCGTCGCGCACCTCGTAGCCCTTGGGCTCGTTCTTGAGGGGGCGTCCAAGACTCGCGGAGAGGCCATCAAGGTCGATCTTCTCGCCGCGGACGTGGCGGTTATAGATGCCCAGGACCTCCTGATACATCGAGGGCGTGATAGCCCACGGGGCGCATACCAGGTCAACGAGTCGGGCCATCGGTCCCCTCCTTCTCCGTGTCGTCGTCGGTGTCGTCTTCCGGATCTTCCTGGGCCGGCTTCTGCTGGCCCGGTGCCGCCTGTCCCGGCTGCGATCCCGCCATCTCGGCCCCGTTTCCGAACTCCTTGGGGAAGAGGTCGCGGATGAGCCCGGCCTCGCGCCGCATCTTCACCTCGCGGGCGAGCTGGAAGTGCTTCATCTCCCAGTCCCCGCCGGTGAGGGCCGCGGTCTCCTCGGCGTGCGTGGAGAGGCCGAGCTCGATGCGCTGCTTCGCTGCCTCCACGTCCTTAACCGGGTCCAGGGAGCCGGCGCTGTCGCCGATCCACTTGGTCCCCAGGTATGCGCGGCGAACCGCGGGGTCCTGGAGGTAGCCGGGAGCCATGACGCGGCCCATGGCCACAGCCTCGTCCATCCAGGCCTCGAAGACCGGCTGGCAGAAGACGGTGACGAGCCACGCTCGCCGCCCGTTGAAGAAGCGCCATGCCTCCAGCAGCGCCGCCTTGCTCGCGCTGTAGCTCGCCTTGAACTGCTTCATCAGCACCTCGAACGGGATCTCGAGGGCCATGGCAACCTGCGAAAGGATCGCTTGCACGAAGGGGTCGAAGGCCGTGTTCGGGCAGCCAGGGTTGGCAACCTCGATGGACTCGCCAGGGGCAAGGTCGATGATGGCTCCGCT